AAGTATCAAGCTCTACAGCTACCTGATTGTATCACAGAGGAGCTGTTTGATTTTATGTTGTTTGGTAAAGAGCTATTTGTATCTGATTACAATGGCAATAACCATAGCTACAAGTATGAAGTTTTTCCTGTTAAACTTGAGGGGAATGCTGGGACTGAATATTTTGTTACTGATCGTGGTGTAAATGTTAACCTTACTTTCTCAGATAGGACTGAGGATGATAGAAAAATCAACTGTTAATTATGGCAATGAAAGTATACATAAATGGTGATACTGTAGAGATAGACCAAACATCACAGCCTTTATTAAATATCCCTAGAAACAAAGCAATCTATAGGATAGAGAATGATGATGTTACTATATTTAACAATGAGGATAGGACAGTATTTAGAACAGATAAACTAGCTAACATACAGAATCAATCCGGTACAACAATAGGCAATCTGCAAGATGTTGTTAAGTATCTTAGTAAATCTGTTGTAGTTAGAGGAACAAGTGTAACAAGAGATGCTACTACTCCAGGAGGAGGAGGCGAGGCTAATACTGCTAGTAATGTTGGTGGTGGTTCTGGTGTATTCAAGCAAAAGAATGGAATCGATTTAGAGTTTAAAAGCTTAATTGCTGGCACTAATCTTACAATCACTAATAATACTGATGATTTAACGCTAGATGTTACAGGAGTAGGAGAGGTAAATACAGCAAGTAACTTAGGAGCAGGAGAGGGAGTGTTTGCACAAAAGACAGCACAAGACCTAGAGTTTAAAAGCTTGGTAGCTGGTAGTGGAATATCTTTATCCTCTACAGGAACAGAGATCACAGTTACTAATAGTGCAGGAGCTCCAGAGCAGTTCTACCTAGAAAGGACAGAGACAATAAATAATACTACAGCAGTAGATATAGAATACTTTACTTTTGTTCAAGGAGGCACAGAGATAACAAACACTATAACTGTTAGCGGTGGTACTTACTATTTTGAGATTAGCTTTCTAGCTTTTTGTACTTCTAACAATGGTAGGATAGTAGTAAATCCACAAGTAAACTCTACTGATATTTTTAGCCAGCCATACAAAAGAGAAAGAAAGGATAATGATGAGATATTTTACGAGTCTATATCTAAACGAGTGGCATTATCTGCAGGAGTAAACACAATACAGCTACAGCTATCTAACAATGGTAGTGGTAGTGCTAGGATTTTTGAGGCAAATGTACAAATAACTAAAGTATGATAAATTTAACCGAGTTTAAAATTACTAATCTTTCAGGTTCAGCTATTACAATTACTAGCCTAGATAATTTCGTATTAGCTAATGGTGCAGTTGATATCGATATGTTTGCTGATGTTAATGGTGGATTCAGCATGGAGGATGTAGAATCTAATGCAGAGCTAGAGACTTTGTTGCAAGCAAAAGACATAAGTATTAAAGACCAAGATGATGGAGTGTTTATGACTTTACTACCTTTGTACGGCACTATGTACACAGTTATAACAGATATACCTGTGGCAACCACATCAAATAATTATAATCCTACAGGGTTTTATAATGCCAAAATAGTCAATATTGAGGGTAGTGGTACACGTTACATAAGTGGATTACAACGTACTTATGGGGGAGATTTTAAAATACTTAGAAATGAATCAAGTGATGTATTATCCTATCTATACAATAACGCTAATAGCTTGCCTGAAAATAGAATCTTTCCTATTGAAAGGTCAACAAATAACACAAAAAAGTATAGTGCTATTGTGATTTATTATGATGGAATAGAGGAGAGATGGAAAATAATTGATGCTGAAAAACCATAAAAAATGAATTTATACAGAAAAGATATAGGAGTTCCATTTATTAACGAGCAAGTTAGTGGAGTGTATCCATATCAATATAGTGATATTCCATTAATAGGATGGTTTGATATCACAAGCATAATAGATAATGACTTGTATGGTGGTTATGCTGCAGATTATGTAAGAGCTACCAAAGAGATGGCTTTATTGTTTGAGGCTTTGCCAGGAGAAACAGAGGCAGACAAATGGGCCCAATGTACACTAGATGAAATGAGATGTCTAGCTAAGAGGATGATTATAGATGATAAGGTTCTAAGGCTACAAGTATACACAAAACCACAAGATGAGAGTAATTTCTCTAATCACGCAGATGCATCTATAGTATGCAGACAAGACAGAGTAGATGCAGCAAAGATACACATGGGATATCTAATGACTATAGCAGATAGAGTAGATTTATTTACTACAGTAGCTTTGATGCTTGAGAGTTTTATTAATGTAAATGACCATGCAATCATAGTATGGTTTCATTCTGTTGATGGCTTTTTAGCTAAGCCTTATTATACAGAAACTTTAGAAAATTGTTTTGAACAAATAGTAGAAAACGGAATATACTAATATGGATGTTAATATTTTATTTCAGAGATTTGCTGAGCAATCTCCCTTAATAATTCTTTGTGGACTTATTATCTGGCAGCTGCTAAAGATGTATAAGGAGGAAAAGGCCTTAGTACGTACAGAGCGTAAGGAGCACGAGCAAAAGATACAGGAGCTTAATACTTATGTAAGAGAGCGAGAGGTAGAACATATTGAGACCCTTAATAGCTTATCCGTTATTATGAATTCTATCGATGAAAAGATGGAGAAAATATCAACAGTCTTATGAGAGATATAAAAGAGATTCAGAGAGAGCTTAAAGGTATTAGACAAAAGATTAAGGATAAAGCCGAAAGGATAAAAGAAAAAAAGGCCTTAAAAAAAGCCTCTTAATACTGCATCTTTATCTTTGTCCAAATAGCTGTAGCTAATGCAGCCTGCACTCTTTGTTTTCTGTGATTCACTATAAATTCACAGTCTTTGCCTGATGTATGGAATCCAAATTCCTCTAAGATAGCTCCGAACTTAGTAAAATGCTCTAAGTCTGTATGTCTTAGGATATAGAAATTGGATTCATAATCAGCATCTCCATCTTTGTCTTGTGTTCTAAATTTCCAATCGGGGAGAGCAGTTTTCATATGCTTAAAGTGAACATCTGCAATCTTATCAGAATAGTTTTGCCCTGTAGTAGTATATACGCTAAATCCTTTGGTGTTTTCGAGCTTATCTTTGCTGTTGCTACTAGATATAGCATTAGAGTGAAAAGAGTGCATATATCCGTAATATCCTCGATGCAGATAATCTGTAACTAAACTAGCTCTTTCTAGTAAACTAGTATCTTTGTAGGGATGGTAGGTTCTTATTGTTTGGATTCCTGCTTGTGTGCATTTTTCTATAAACATCTCAGCTACTATCCTATTTTCATATCCCTCAAAATAATGGCCATTTTGATGTAGCTCATATTCTGGATGAAATGCACGTTTACCGGCTGTAGCGTAGATGCCATTCATATCTATGCCACCATGTCCAGCATCTACAAAAACTACAAACCGACTTTTAGCAAAGGTCATAAGATTATTGGATTCTTTATTGCTCTCCAGGTCAATAGCTACCCAAGTATAATTCCCTACAATGCCATCTACTTTCAATCCGTAATCTGCTTGGAATTGTTTTACTGCTTGGCTTGTGCCATCTCCAAAGATACCATCTACTGAAACAGTATTACCTAGAATCTTGTTTAGCTTTATCTGTAGCTCCTTTACTTGAGAGCCTCTACTACCTTTGCTTAATAGTATTCTCATTTCTTAGATTCTACTACGAATGCAATAAAATCACCTAGCTCTATGATGATATAGAACAAACGTTCTGCAAGCTCCTCCGAGAAGTCATCCTTAATATCTAGCTCAGCCTTAACAAGTGCTTTAATCTCTTGCTTTTCTGCCTCGTCTAAATCTACCCATTCAGCTCCTATCTCTTTGTAGTTTGATACGATAGGGAACAGAGCAAAGATATTGTCTAAGAACTTAAGAGCTACCCATCCTGTAATTTTCTTGCCTTTCTTTTTTTCGATAAGTGAAAAGATTTCATCGATTAAGTCTGTATTCCAACGGACTACTTTTTTTAGGTTATCTATGCCTTTCATTTTTAGTTATGTTTAATTATGTAATGATATAAATATACAAAAAAAAGGAGAGACTAATTAAAGCCTCTCCTGTGAAATTAAATAACGACATGAAATTTCACTTAAAAACTAGGAGAAAGAGATGTTATTCCTAATGGAATTGAATTTATCTATAATTTCATTTTTATTTTTTCCAGCCTCGTAGATAACTTCTGCCATCCTATCCATTAAATCCTCATTTCTTTCAATGCGGATTACGTGTAAAAAGTTCTTATGATCTAACAAACGTGGGTCAAAAGACATAAAATCTACATACGAACGGCCAGAGCAGAACATCTGATGGTGCACTTGATAGTAGTATTGCTTGTACATCTTATATAGGTCTACATCATCCTTTAGATTGATAACATTGTTGATGTGATTTATTCTAGTGTATGGGCATTTAATCTCTACTATGCCATCATTTCCAATAAGACCATCTGGAGAGCTACCGGTATTCTCATCAAACACATAGAATCCTCCATTTGTTACTTCATTTCCCGACATAACCTCATATACGCTCCTGGCACTATCCTCGTGTTCTGTGCCCCAAGCCATAGCTTTAGAACTAAATCCCTCTACTTCTATTGGATAGATAGATTCTATAGCCTTTTGTGTTATGTATGTTTCTGCAGATTTTGACAATCCTCCTCCTTTGCCTTTTACAAAGAGATTATAAATTTGTGAGCTAGTGAATAGCCCTAATCGGATGTTAAACCAATCAGGACTATTCTGCTCCATATTAATCCATTCCATTTATTTAGAGTTTTCTAAGTTAGATAGAATAGTTTTTTT